CAAAACAAGACTGGTTCAACCCATTTCGATTGGTTATTATGGCTTTAGTGTGGGTTGCTACTTACATAATGCTCACGTCAAAAAAAGCCATATGACCCGCGCCCTCATCCTCGCAACCCTGTTCCTTACCTCCTGCTCTGGCCAATGGCTGGCAAGGATGTATGACAGGGAAGCGGTCGTGTATCTGGAAAACGGGGTTTACTTGAAAAACGCAGATACAGGGCTTTGTTTCCTGATAGCCAATAGCTACCGGGCGATGACGGCGGTACTTGTGCCATGCGATAGCTTGAAGAACGTGAAAGTAGTTTTGTATTACCCACAAAAATTGAAGCAATGAAAGACGAAAAATACACCCTTGATTTAGTCAATACTGATAGGGTTAACGAAAAGGGCATGGAGCTTTTACGGAAGCTGAATATTGCCAGATACGGTGGGATGATGCCACACAAAGATTCGATTATGCTGTCCGGTGAAATCTGCACTTGTGACGATGCTTGGCTTTGTGAACACCGTTTACAGGTAATTGCGGATTGGATTAAAGAAAACCAAAAATAACCTTATGGTAATTGGAGTACTTGAAAACAAAGAGTCACCTGCAACAAATTACTACGTTGACCTTGGCCCCCTTATGCGCCTTGCAAAAACCCATCCACGTTACGAAATTGCAACACTGACTGCAAATAGCGGTTGGGCAGAATACGCAAGGTGCGACGTGGTTGTATTTTCCCGACCAAACGGCGATACCATGTTTGGGCTAATGAGGGACTGCAAGCAAATGAAGTGCAAAGTCGTTGTAGTTCACGATGACCTACTAACCAACGTCCCCCTCACCAATCCTGCAAGCGCCCACTTCAACCGGGAAGAGGTTAAGAAATCAACGTGGGAATGTCTTAAATTGGCAGACCACGTAATTGTAACAACGCCAGTTTTGAAAGCTGAGTTTGACCCGCATCACCATGCAGTTACAGTTATCCCAAACGGGGTTGATTTGACGTTTACGCCCTTCACGAAAGAGATTAAGCACAACCCAGCGGCAAGGATTAAGACGGCAAGACCCAAAGAATTTGACGGTAGCCAAAACCCCGACGCGCTCATTAAGATATTATGGCGCGGCTCAATGACCCACGGGGCGGATCTCAAAACAATCGACTCCTTTTGGCAGTGGGCAAGCGGTCACAAGGATACGACCGTTGGCTTTATCGGTATGCCCGCTTGGTACGCTGCTACCCATCACCCTGGCGTGTTGTCGCGGGACTGGAGGCCGTTCTTTTTCAACTACTTTGAAGAGTTGAGAAACACGGGGGCTGATTACGGTATTTTCCCACTTGTGGATCACCCTTTCAATCATGCCAAAAGCAATATTTTCGTTATGGAAATGTTAGTTGCTGGTATTGTACCTTATACCCCAGCCTATGTGCCTGCTATAACGGAAGAGGGAAAGGAAAAGCCCGAAAAGTTTGCCGAGTTCAATCACCCCGGGGTGCGGCATTACGACAGTAGTGCGGGGTTGATAAAGGAGTTTTACAGCCTACTCAATGATGATGCCGACTATCATTTAACCGTGGAAGAGGGGCGCGAATGGCTGGAACGGGAAAGGGATGTGAACAAACTCAATTTGAAAAGAATTGAAATCTTTGAAAGCCTGTTTATATGAAGGAAATTAAATTGACCCAAGGAAAGGTTGCTTTGGTGGATGACTCAAATTACGACCGTCTTATCTCAATGGGCAAGTGGTATGCTCAAAAATCAAGAAACGGCGTTTTTTATGCTTGCAAAAAAGTAGCTGGCAGTGATGGCAAATTTAGATTTCTATCGATGCACCGCTTTTTGGCTGGTATAAATGATTGGTCTGTGAAGGTTGACCATGCTAATGGTGACGGTTTGGATAATAGGATGTCAAACATTCGACTTTCTACTAATTCTCAAAACCTAATGAATAGGGGCAAAACTTCCCTTAATTCCAGTGGGTACAAGGGGGTAACTTGGAGTAAAAAAGGTAAAGCGTTTTACGCATCAATAACCCATAATAAAAAAACAATCCACTTGGGTACTTTCAATGACAAGGTATCTGCTGCTATTGCCTACAATGCCGCCGCCATTCAATTCCACGGAGAATTTGCAAAACTCAATCAAATATGACCCACATTGCTATAATCGTCCCCACTATCCGAAAGGAAAGCTGGGAAATCTTCATCCAAGGATGGGAACCGCTTTTCAAAAAGCACCGGGTATTGCTAGTTAAGGTGGAAGATAACCACGACTGGCCATACATTGAAACCATCGACTACCGTGAGCAACCAGCAAAGCAAACCTACAAGCAGTTCCCAAAATTTGAATGGTTGTTCACCAAAAGTGACACTTGTCGCAATGCCGGGTTTTATGTTGCAAAGGGCTTCAATCCTGATGTATACATGTCATTTGATGACGACGTGCTACCAAACAATAACGACCCAATTCAAGAACACTTAGACGCATTGCGAATGACCGTTCCAAAACATTGGGTAAGCACTTGCCAAGATATTTACCCAAGGGGCGTTCCTTATGGCGTGCGGGGTGAAATGGAAGTTGTGCTAAGTCACGGGGTTTGGGCAAATGTTCCCGACCTGGATGCGCCCACGCAACTGCTTTACCCAAACCTGAAAGACATTGCTTTCAATAAAATGAACGTACCCAAAGGGGTGTTGTTTGCATTTTGCGCAATGAATTTTGCTTTCAAACCACAATTGCTACCGTACATCTATCAGGCTCCAATGTCGAAACGACTTGCGGAATACGGGATTGAAGTGGGCGACCGTTTCGGCGACATATGGGCGGGCGTAGTCGCAAAACTAGCATGTGATGAACTGGATTTAGGCGTTGTAACTGGACACGCAACTATCAACCATACCCGTGCAAGCAAGGTGTTTGTAAATTTGCGGAAAGAAGCTATCTTTATGGAGCTTAACGAAACGTTTGCAAACGAATGGCAGAACGAAGACACGACCAACGACTATGTTCTTTTGTACAAGAAAATGCTTGCGTCTTGGCAGGCTGATTTAGCAAAACTTTAAAAGCGACCTATGTTATATCACGTAAATCCCGCTTGGAACGACGAAATAAAAAAAGAAAGATCCTACCGAAACGTTGTAGTTTTTGGCACGTACAACCGCGCTCACTTGATGCGGCAAAGTATGTATGCTTACCAGCAGAGCCTAAGTGAAAATGACGCGGTAGTAGTGCTAGACGACGGTAGCACAGACAACACGCTCGAAGTGTGCGACCTATACGCCCACAGCCTGGATATTTTTTATTTCAAACTGCAAGACAAAACCCCCGGTGAATGGCGGGATTCAGCAGCGTTCCTGAACATGGGTATTTCGTTTGCAATCCACGCGCTGAACGCGCAGCGGGTTATTCCTACCCACCCTGAGATTGTGCCGGGCATTCACACGTTTGCAGCAATCAACGCGGCACCGGAGGGAATCGACTTTGTAATGTTCCGTGGGTACTATTTGCCCGTTGAATTGCAATTGAGGTACGAAGCTTTTATAGATTGCGTGAAGGATGGAAGAATAAGCGGAGGTAAATACAATCCAAAAGGCCGGGTTTTTGATTGGTCAATTCAAACATTCAAAGCTCTCTGCCCTGATTGGTATCAGTACGGCGACCCAAATCACGATTTCCACCCGAATAACTTGGAACGCGATCCTGAACCATTTCAGTCCTGGATTTTTTGCAGTGCAACGGCTGAAGTATGGAAACGGTACGGGGGGTTCAGTGAATCAAACGTGTGGGGTAGTATTGATTTGAACCAAATGGCACGGCGTAACCGGGGCGGGTTCACTATTGCAACGCCCGTTGAGGTAGACGCTTGGGTGCTTCACCAAAATCATGATGACCCACGTTTTAATACCATCACCCCGCGCAGCATGGATTTGTGCATGGAAACTTGCAGGACGCTTGACGAAACACCTTGCCAACCTCATTTGTTAAACCCAAACCGCTGGAAACCATGAGCTACAATACATCTTGGTTGCACCCCTACAACGAAACCACCCTTGGCCCGATACAACGCGGGGAGGCTCTTTTCTTGTTTGGGTTGTGCGAAATGGTCAAGCCCCAAGTAGTACTTGAAATCGGCTGCCTGATCGGCCAATCCCTCCGCGTATGGATAAACGCGGGCGTTCCCTTCATCTACGCCGTGGACGCGGTGATAAGCGAACCCGTGAAGGAATTACAACGTGGACAAGGAACAAACGGGATGCTGTGCTTTGAACAGGACATGACAGAGCCTATTGATTTTGTGCGGGGGATTCCTGATCTTGTGTTTGTGGATGCGTCGCACAAGCTTGATGACAACATCGAAGTCGTCAAAGGGCTGGTTAACGTCCTTGGTAGCGGCGCGCTGGTAATCTTCCATGATACCGGGCATTGGAAGCAGGAAGACATTGACAACGACAAGCAATGGTTCTTGACCACGTACGGCGGGGTGTGGGACGAAGAGTTACAAGCCTGGGCGCATTGCCCCGATGAGAAGGAAACGATTGAATGGATTTCGGGCAACACGAACTGGCAACGAATTGACTTGTGGACAACCGTTGTGCCTAGGTGCGGGCTGACCGTGTTCCAGGTGCCTAATTAAACAAACATGAGCAAGAAGCGCAGCACATACGAGGCGGATGATTTGGAAAAGCAGGCTATTGCTTTGATAGAGGCGCACAGACTTGTTTTTATTGATGATGTATGCGCTTACCTTCCTTGCTCCCGAACTACGTTTTACGACAAAGGTCTTGACAAATCGGACGCTATAAAAAGCGCGTTACACAAGATCAGGACTGCAAAAAAAGTAGCACTTAGATCGCGTTGGGAAGAGGGCGATAATGCAACCTTGCAAATGGGATTATACAAGCTATTGGCAACGCCGGAAGAATTGGCCGCACTGTCAATGCAGCACATAGACCTAAGCACTAAGGGCGAAAGCCTGAACGAAGAAAAGCGGTTTGTTTTTTCAGACGGCACAACAAGGGATGCAAAAGGAAACGTCATTAAGAGTAACCAATGAAATTTATAAGCCCCTATGGAATCCACAAACCCGGATTGTACTGGTTACAGGCGGGCGGGGTTCGGGCAAGTCGGATGCAGTTTCTTTATGTGCTTGTGATGAAATAACGTCGTTTGAGGACTGGGTAACGCTTTACACCCGCTGGACTTTAACCAGCGCGGAAATATCAATCATCCCTGAGTTTAGGGATAAAATAGACATCCTTGGCAAACGTGACAAGGTAAAAGTATCGGGTAACATTGTACGCAGCACGGAAACGGGTAGCACAATTATCTTTTCCGGTATCAAGGCGGCAAGTGGAACGCAGACCGCCAGGCTAAAGTCAATCAAGGGGCTGAATAAATTAATCATCGAAGAGGCGGAAGAGTTTCACGATGAAAAAGAGTTCAATACCTTAGACGATTCTTTGCGGGCAACTGGGGTTCCAAATACGATAGTGATTGTAATGAACCCGCAGGACGTAGATCACTGGATTTGGAGACGCTGGTTTGCTAAGTCGCACCGGATGGAGGTGATCAACGGGGTACAAATACCGGTCAGTACACACCCCGACATTACCCATATTCACACGACGTACCTTGACAACAAAGAGAATTTACCCGATACTTATCTTGAGTTAATTGAAAACCTCAAGCTCGCAAACCCCGACGCATACGCCCACCGTTACCTGGGCAAGTGGCAGGAACGAAAGGAAGGGGTGATTTATCCGAATTGGATAGAGGGTGAATTTGATTTGACGTTGCCGTACGGGTACGGACTGGACTTCGGGTTTACAAACCCCGACGCAATGTGCAAGGTGGCGGTGGATGACGCTAGAAAGCTAGTGTATTTGCACGAGGAAATGTACGCTACCAAGCAGAGCAACGAAACAATCAAAACCAGCGTTTCCGAAATAGGCGGCAACGATTTGATTGTAGCCGACAGCAACGAACCCCGCACCATTGAAGCACTACAAAGCACCGGATTGAACGTTCAGAAGGTTGAAAAATACCCCGGCTGCGTGGTAGACCGGATCAGGATTATGAGCGATTACACATGGGTGGTAACCCCGGAAAGTTACAACGCAAAGTTCGAGTTTAACAACTACATTTGGAATGACAAAAAGGCATCAATCCCGCTGGACAAGAACAACCACTTAATCAAGGCTGGGGAGTATATCGCCACCCGCCTTTTGGAAGGTTCAACCGTCCTAGCTTATAGCAAATAACAATGACCGAAAAAGAAAACCAAATAGCCGACAACATCACCAAAGTACTCGCCGAGGTGATTGAGCATTTAGGCACGACCGACCACAACCGCCGCATGTGGTTACGGTGCAAGAGCGCACTAGAAACCGCCTCCCTCCGCATAGGCCGTGAAATACCGCGCATTGATCGCCCGAAAGGGATTGAGACAATCAAGGCACAGCCGCTCAAGAAAGCCGAACCAGTCAAGGCGGTGTCTGGTGACGTGCTAGCTTACTCAAAGGACAATTCAAACGATCCGTTACCGAAACCGCGTAAAACAAAGGGGGGTGATGATGAGTAAAGAAGAATACTTGAAGCACATGAATAACGTCGGCAGGTTCTTAACCGGGCTGTGGGTGTTGTCAATAATTGGGGTGATCTGGTTTTACAATTGCCCCGCCGCATGGAAGGCGTTCGGAACGCTCACATTTTTATTGATCGTGTGCGTGGCTATTGTTCACCATGCTGAAAACAAAATTGATGATAGTATTTACCCTTAACGGCACCAAGTACACCCACCCTGAAACCTGCGAAGATGTGACAATCCAGCAGGTAATCGAATTTTACAGGGACGTGTACCCCACACGCCCGGCGTTGATGCTGGAACTAACGGAGGCTGTGAGTGAAGACCCGGTTAATGAAAAGCGAGTGGCAGCTATTGAAAAGAAAATGCAAAGCAAGGTGTGGATTTCCGCGCACCTCTACCCCTACTTTGTGCGGGTCGTGCATCACTTTTGCCAGGCTCCAGTGGAGACGCTACAAGGAACAGGCCCGGCGCACTTGGAATACCTCTATCACCACTGCATTGGAGCAATGCGTAACCCTGGCGATGTTCAGCATAAGCAACTATATTTGATCGACGGTGAAGTGCATACTCTTCCAACTCAATTGATGACATATAGCACCCTGCAAGAGTTCGCAGAGGCGGCACAGTACGAAGAGAATGCCGAAATTCTAAGCAAGGGAAGACCGGACACTTGCGAATTTTACGAAGGTTTATTGAATGTTTGCTCAGTAATACTCAGAAAGGAAGGTGAAATGTACAGCGAGGAAGTGTACAACCGCAACCGGAAACGATTCAAGACGCTACCCCTGCAAACCCTGTACGAAGTAGGTTTTTTTTTGAGGCAGTTAAGTCTCAACTACGTGCTCGGTTTAAACCTGTCTTTGTTAAAACGGGCGGCTCAGGAGCTACAAGCGACCTAGCCGGGGTGATGAAAAAGTACGGGTGGTACATTACGATAGTTGAAGTAGCCAAATGCGGGCTATTCAGTATAGCAGGAATGAATGCAATCCAATCGGCTGAAAAGGCAAATCTTTATGAGGTAATGACATACCTTTCGCTTCAAGCCGATATAAATAAAGTCAATGACGCTATTGCAAATAAACGAGCAGTTCAAAACCGTAACCGCCGCAATCGTGGGGCTTAATGGGTACTCGTTCGGATGGCCTAGCGATAGGACGCGCTCGCAGACGTATGATGAACCTGGTGAAGATCAAACCGATCTTTACCCCAGGGTTTTGTTCGCAGTCCCTACCCTTGACCACGACATGACCGGGCGCAATGATACGTACCAATGTCAGGTCTTTTTCGATGATTTGCTTGGGTACGATGACGACGGAGAGGCCAACACAGATACGCAGGTGGTCAAGTGGTCTACCCTTATTACCTCCGCCGAACGTTGGGTCAAGGAAATGCAAAGCTACATCACCACGGGCAAGGTGCAAGGCACTGTTAACTTTACACTAGATAGCTTTGCTTTGCAGCGGCGGGTAATAACGGTTATTGCTTCGTTTACTTTTGTAACTAAGGCGACATGCTAGATACCGCCCTTGTTCAGCAGATCGCAAACCTAGCCCTCCAGGCCGTCGCTATCCAGTGGAAGGCGCAAGGCCACAACCTGACGGGAAACGCAATCCAGCAGCTTGAAACGAGGATCGTGGAACGGGGTAACGATACGATTATTGAGGGGTACGTAATTGACTACATGGCTAACATTAACGCAGGTGTAACAGCTGCAAGTATTCCATACAGCCCAGGCAGCGGGGCGCGTTCTTCTAAATACATTACCGGATTGATTGACTACGTTAAGCGGCGTATGGGTAAGTCTGACCGAGAAGCACGAAGCATTGCCTTTGCCATTGCAAGCAAGCAGAAACGCGAAGGAATGCCCACAAAAGCAAGCGCACGTTTTTCCAGCACAGGCAAGCGCACCGGGTTTATCGAGGCGGCACTAGACGGTATTGAGCCTGAACTTGCGCAACTTATTGAACGCGGTGTGGAGGAAAGTATTAACTTTGTTTTGGAATCGTATTTTAAAACACAAATAGGACGGTAAATGTACACACACTACCCGGACACCATAAGTAGTACCCTCTACCCTATTCTATACCGGAACATCCAACCGGACGGGGTTGAGCAGTTGTTGGTATCTATCTTTGTGGCTGGGGCTAGTGTTGGTAGTTACCGTGCTTCGTATTCGGGGACGACAGGAACAAGCGGTATTTTCCTTTTGGATTCGTCCGGTTACGTGGGGGCGAACGTTGCGCCAGGGGTGGACGCAAAAACAAGCATTTTTGGAACGCTCAACGACTTCTACCGCCAATCAAATACGGATTGTTTCAAAGAAACCTACATCAACATCTACCCCGAAACAATCAACAGCAGCGGGTATCTAGTTACTAGCACAGCGGCACAAACAAGCACCACGACCTACGCCCTATCCGCTGACTATTGGGAATACGATTACAGCCTTTCGATTTTCCAGCAGCCAACAGGCGACGGCAATTTCCAGTTCTTGACCGCACAACGGGAAGCCCGGCGAGTAGCGGATGCGGATAATATATTTCTGAGTTACCTCACCTATGGAACCGATTCAGCCGAATTTGTTTTCTACGACCTGGCAGGCGCACCAGCTTCCACGGTAGTCATTGATTTAGTACATGCCTTTACAGACTACGGAATGCAAACCTTTTCAGTAGGGCTTGCCAATATCTTAGGCCAAACCGCCGGGGGTGAACTGGTTATTCTTTCCGGCACGTTCCCAACTTCATCCAGTGGGTACAGTTACTATACAGTGCAAGCTGGGGTTTATTCCGGTTCGTTCGTGGGCAGTAGCGAGGTATTGGTTTTCAACATCGAGCAAGGTTGCCCCGATAAGCTGGAATTACATTGGTTTGGCAAGTACGGCGGGGCTGAAAGCTACGTGTTTTGTGGCAACTTCACCGATCAAGTGAAGACGGACAGTGAAAACATAGACGTGGCGCAAACGTGGAACTACACAGCACCACGGGCGAACAGTTACGATAAGCGGGTGTTGAAAACCAATATCCAGAGCCGAAAGGAAATCGAAGTACAAACCAGCATACCGCAAGAGGATGGGGAATATATCGCCACGTTGTTTGAATCGCCAGAGGTTTATTTGAACGTGGGCGGGCAATACGTGGCGGCTGTGATTGATAATGCAACCGTACCAACGTTGGACAACCGGGAGGTGGAGTTGGAGGTGAAGTTTACAATATTGTTTGGACTTAAAGCGGTGAGCGGGCTGTAAATAAAAAAGCCTCGCTAAAGTGCGAGGCGATTTGTTATTTATTTATAACTCTTTTAAGTCTTTCTGAACCAATTTGGCAATCTTTTTGGTCGTTGTCATAATAATGCCTAAATATTTCATACCCTACTTTTTTTAGTTTTGGCGATGCTTTAGGGTTGTTTAGTGGCATTCCAGCATAAATTGGGAGTTTAACATCAGAAAAAAATTCTGTTTTTGTTCCTTGAAGCATGGCAATTGTTTTTGTTGTTATTGATAGTACAAAGATAAGCCACAAAACAGGGTTTGTAAATACCCTAAAAGTAGTATTTTATGAATGAACGCCTTTACATTGACGGGAATCTAATCGACATCGACCAGAAAGGTTTAGATGTTGCAATTTCCTATTCGATCGAAGGCATTGTCCCTGGCAAAATCCAAGGCGCGCACAGTAGCCGCCTCGTCAAAATCCCAGCCACAAAGAAAGCACAACGGATATTTGAAAACATCGAGATACCCGGCTCCACCCCCACCAGGGCGTACAAGTCCCTGCCAATGTCGTACCAGTCCAAGGGGCTGCCCATCCTTGACGGCAAAGCGCGGGTGGATGGGGTTGATCTTAAAGCCACGCCAACGGGATTCACACCGGAAAATTACAAAGTCGCCCTTATCGGGAACAATGCGGATTGGTTTACCGACGTGGGTAATACGCTTGTAAGGGCATTGGATTGGGGAAACCTAACGATAAGCGTTGCGGACGTTGAAGAAAACGTCGACCCGACCACGGCGGAAAGCTGTTTTATTTTGATGAAGTGGCAAGAGTGGATCGATACAGACCGTGTACGGCACGAAGAGTTCACCCCGTGCGTGTTTGTATGGCGCATCTTGCAAAAGGCTTTCCAGCAGTACGGGTATGAGTTTGTGAGCGTGTTTGATAGCGACCCGCTGAACCGATTGGTAATTCCGTTCGGGCTGCAACTTGATCCTGAGTTCTTCCAAGACAATGTTAACCTGCGTGCTTCGTCTTCCACGCCTACTACCGTGACGGTAGTTACCCCTGAGTACTTTCCGCAATCGGTTTTGATAGTGTTTGGCGACACAACCACCGCGCCAAACTTCGACAATGGCGGCAACTACACGGCGGGCGTATACACTACCCCGCTGACCGCCTTGTACGACCTGATCGCAGAGCTTAATGTGACCGTCACCGCAACCAGTGGCGACCCATTGCAGTACAACGAGGTAAGTTTAATCTACACGGTTAACGGAAACGTGGTGCATGTGTACGCCCTGTCTGATGGGCATGACTGGAATACAAGCTTTGTTTTTGATAACTCAATTGTTTTTGAGCAGATACAAGACCTGAATGAAGGCGATACAGTGGAGCTTTATTTCCGGTACGAAGGGGTAACGCTGAATGCAACAATCGAAGGAGTCCTAACCATCGAAGCCGAAAAAGAAGCCTTTGAGTTAGGCGAAGTGTACGCCCTATCTGACGTTATCCCCGGCACTTGGTTTACGAAGTTCATCATTGAAGACCTGACTTACATATTTAATCTGGCATGGGAAACGGACGTACTAGCCCGCAAGGTTTACGCCTACCCCAAAGACGACTACTATTTGAAGTACCGGCCAAATGCCACAGGTGCCACGGTAGCAACTGCATTCAACGGGTTTTTCAAAAACTCCGACCAATACGATTTATTGGCGCGGGGGGTAAAGGATAACGGGGTAAAGATCATCGACTCATACAAGTCAACCACCGTTTTGGCATGGGCAACCGATGACGACACAACAGAGGCAGAAGAGAAACGCAGGGGGGTAAACATCTATTCAGGGGGCTATGCCTTTCCGGCTGACCGCTACCCCAACGGGATCGATACGAGTTACACCGGGTTCTTTGCAAAGACCATCCACATTAACGACACTGATATAACCAGCGGCGGCATGATGGGGGTGCAAATCCCCTTGGTGTTTGGCGAGAACTACAACGAATCAGATATTGCCGATCCAAATTACGACCTTGCCCCGCGCTTGCTGTACTACGCCGGGCGACGTGGGGGCGATGATGGGATTGTAAGGTTATACTACTCTACCACGTCTGCAACCAGCGCGTTCGACTACCCGGCTGCGTTCATGGTCAATTATGCAGCACCAAGTGGGGTTGATTTTTCGCTGTCCTTTTCGGATGAAATAACCAACTACTCTAATGTAACCCCTGGCCTATTTACGTCCCTATACTTGCAAGAGTTCAAGCGGCGGGAGATCGGGAAGGTGTACACGGCATCCGCAAAATACAACCGTTCCGACGTTTCAGCTTTAACCTTTCGGGAAAAACCGCGCATTGGTTCGGCTAATTTTATTTTGCAGGAGTTGACGTTCAAACCATCAAGCAATGCGCCGTCAAAAGTTGTATTGATGTACGATGAACGCCCAACGGCGGAGGATGTGGCAAAGGTTATCAATACCGCGGAGTTGGCTGGTGCATCACCTGCACCGGGTACAGTTACAGGTTCCGGTTCAGGGCTGGTGGGGAGTACTTCGACAACGATCAACGTCTATGCAAGCAACAACTTGTATCAGAATCAGACAGGCGTTTCGATTGTCTTGCCTGCCAATTCAGGTATCACAGCGGTGAGCAACACGGATGCACAGGTATTTGTTTTCCAGAACGGGCAGAAGATTTGGCCGGGTGTGCAGTATACAATTAGTGGTAGCACAATAACGATTGATGCGGGTACGCACTTTGACGGGGCGAACTATGAGGTGATTGTTAACGGGGTAAGAAAAGGGTAACATGGCAAAAGTCTTAGGTTTTCAAATAGAGATTCAAGGAACGCAGCGGGCTATCTCCACCAGCGAAGAGCTACGCCGTGCCATTGCGGATATAGGCAAGGAGCTAAAGAAAGCAACGGACGTTGAAACGATCCAGAAGCTTGAAAAGGAACTGGTAGACCTCAAAGCCCGGCAAAACGAGGTTAACAAGGAAGTACGCGAGTCGGTTAAGGCTAGGCAGGCGGAGTTGACAGCAACGGATAATGTAAGCGGGGCTTATGCTAGGATGTCCAAGGAGTTAAACACGTCACGAACCCGCCTAAAAGACCTTGAAGCAGCCGGACAGGGAGCAACGCAAGAAGCCAAGTCCCTACGCATCGAGGTTGATAGGCTCGATACAAGCCTAAAGGATATAGACGGCAGTGTTGGACAGTTCCAGCGCAACGTTGGGAATTACGGCAGCGCATTAAAAGGTGTTGGCAGCGCGTTAACTGGTGGACTGATCGGCGGTGGGTTTGTAGCATTCGCAGAACTGGCAAAGAGGGGCATTCAGGAACTATTTGAACTAAACAAGGACATTGCCGACCTACAAGCCAACGTCAGGAAAACCACGGGGCTAACAGAAGAACAGGTACGATCCTTGACCGAAAGCCTCAAAGCCCTTGACACGCGCACAAGTATAGAAAACCTGCTTGAAATATCCACCGTTGCGGGTCGCCTTGGGGTTGAAGGTGAGAAAGGGGTATTTGAATTTACCAAGGCAATTGACACGCTTACTGTTGCCCTGGGTGATGATTTCAGCGGCGGGGTTGAAGAGGTGACCGACCAAGTAGGCAAGCTTTCCAACGTCTTATTCGGAGCGACCACAGACGGCGAAGTACTAGCCGAAAACTTGCTGAACCTTGGTAACGGGCTTAACGTACTGGCTGCCTCCGGTGCATCAAGTGCACAGGGGATAACCGACTTTGCCGGACGGATCGCTGCACTAGCCAAGCCGCTAGGGGTTACAAATGGGGAAATACTTGGTATCTCTGCCACACTGGAAGAATTGGGGGTACTTGCTGAACGTGGGGGAACGGCTACCGGGCGGATATTTCAGGCCTTAACGCAAGACTCAGGAGCATTTGCAAAAGAGTTTGGGATCACAACAAAAGTATTAAAAGAGGCTGGCTTTCAAGCTGAAAACTTTACTGATCTTGTCAATACTGACTTAGTAGGCGCATTACAACTAGTATCAAGCCGCGCCGTGACTCTTTCTAAAAACAACGTTGATTTATCAAAGACCCTTAAAAATGTTGGCCTTACCGGAGCAGGTGAGCTTGAAGTATTCCTTAAGCTAGGCAGCGCAAACGAACGCCTTTCCCAAAACATCGAAACCGCAAACGGGGCATTAGTTAGTCAAGACTCGTTACTCAGTGAAGCGCAGGTTAAAAGCGAGAACCTAGCCGGGGCATATGAACGTTTAGTGAATGACATTCGGGAGTTCTTCGTATCATCAAACGTGCAAGATTTCTTTTTGTCGCTCATCAATGGCGCAAGGGAAGGAATAAAAGTAATTCAGGAGTTTGGCGCACAACTTACCCCGCTAGTAAAGGCTGTTGGCGACCTTGCCGGGAACTTTGTAAAAACCGAAGAGGGGGCAACAGATACCGCAAAGGCGCTTACATTCTTAACAGAGGCCGGGAAGCTGGCAAAGAAACCGTTCGACGCACTTGTATTTGTTACCACCAAAGTCATTGAGCTTGTAACGGTAGCAGGCAAGAAAACAGCGGATTTCTTTGAAACAATCTTCTCTCCTCTTGACCGTCTATTGGGTAAAAGTGAAAAGCGCACACGCAACGCAGCCAAGTCTTATGATGAGTTCTTTGACGTGATTGAAAAGAGTGACGTTAAAGTTCGCAAGGTTGAGCAAGCAGGGGAAAGAGTGGGTGAAGGTTTTGGAAAGTCATTCACCAAGGGCGCGGTAAAAGAGGTTAAAAAGAGCCGGGAACAAATCGCCGCTGAACTCGAAGCCCAAAACCTAGCCCTTGAGAAAGCAGCCCGCGCACAGTTCCGAGCGCAAATATCAGGCATAGGCGAAGAGTTGCAACTGGTGGCTAGTCAATTGAACACGCAAGGTTTTGCCGATACTATTATTTCCGGCCTTGGATCACAGGATGCAATAGTAAGTGAAACCGCAAGCCTAGCCAAAAACATTGTCAAGGAGTTTGACAAGATTAAACCACAGTTAGCCGATGCAGCAGAAAAGCTATTTTCCCCATTCACCAGGGAAATACAGCAAACCTCAGAGGACATTGCAAAATTCATCGACAACTTCCAAATTGAGGATGTTCTAAACTCTGCCTTAGATGTTATTGGTTCATTCCAACAAGCCCGCGCCGAAAAGGAACAGGAAGCATTCGACGCACAGATAGAGCAGATCGACGCAAACATAACCGCACTCGAAGAAAAGCAACAGAACGTTGGGCGCATTCGAGCAAAGCAAATCCAACTCGAAATCGATGCAGCCAAACGCCAACGGGCGCAAGCGGAAGCCCAGGCCGAAGAAGCACAAAAGAAAGCAGCCAAACGGGAAAAGAGCCTGGCTATTATTCAGGCCACGGTACAAGGTGCATTAGCTGTTGTACGCGCACTCGCTGCCCCTCCCGGCTTTCCATTCAACCTGCCCACGGTAATCACAACGGGCGTACTCGCAGCCGCACAGGTGGCAACCATCGCAGCCCAACCCCTTGCAACAGGTGGTGTGGTAGGTATCAGTGGACGACGGGTGACGGATGGGCAGAATATGCCAACGCGGTCAAACGGGGACAATGTTTTGGCAACAGTCAAACGGGGCGAGGTTGTCCTGAATCAGCGGCAACAATCGGCACTAGGCGGGGCAAATACTTTCCGGTCTATCGGCGTTCCCGGCTTTACTGACGGCGGGGCTATTGGCGCGCCCAACATCGCGGCTACCGTCGCTGGTGGCAGTGATCGGGTGATTGAGTTGATTGAGGCCGTGAACGGGCGTATTGATCGACTGCAAGCCTACGTGGTGAGCGACGACGTGGCGAGGGATTTAGCCGAACGGGATTCGGTGAGGGTAAAAGCAAGTCTATAATGTGCAACTGCAACCAAAAAACCGCAACAATGGAAGAAATACTAGCCGACCGCATCCCGCCGGAACTACACGCGCAGGTAATCGAACTGGCAAACAAAACGTACCGGGTGCTATCCATCGACGAAGTGACCCTGACCGCTATTTTTAAAATCTGGAACGACCACGTAGACCACGAAGACCAGGACATGACGTGTAGCGCGTGCCGTATGCGGGTGATCGGGTTGTTTAGGCGGATTGCGATGGTGTACGCGGGGCGGGTGGAGGCGAATCAAGCATCCCTACCCCAATAAAATTCAAAGCTTTCTGAAATCAAAATAGCAATCCTGAAAAATTCCCTATGGATCGGAAAGCCATCCATTGCCTGAATGCGTCCATCATCAAGAATTGTAATGATGCTTTTTGCATCCTCTTCGATTGTTATTTGACGGCCTAATTTGCCCTCGTAGTTTCTTAGAGTCATTGCTTTTGATTTTACACAATTTACAAATAATGAATGAATTGAACAATGATTTCATAGCGGCCATCCTCGAAAAGTACCACGCCGCGACACCGGAACCAACCGACGTTTCCCTGCTGGAATACCTGATTGAACGCGGGGTTATACCAGGCAAGGTGATAAGCAAGTACATGATACTTGAACTGTACCCGCACGAATTGCAGCTATGCCCCACACGGGAGGTTGCAATCAGCGCGATAGCCGAACGCACGGGTTTTTCTTACTCGCACGTCCGGTACACGCTGGAAGACCCGCGACAGTTCAAGGCGACGCGGTGCGGGAAGCGGGGTTAAAAAAACTACAATACTTTGTAGATAGTAGATTCAAGGTGTAAACCTTGGAAATCTACCATTTCGTAACTAATCGAAACGCCGCCTTTTCCGTCGCTTTGGATGTAGGCGGCTTTTATTGTGTGCTTTGCTCTACGCCCTGGCGCTTCCCATAAAAAGCAATACTCGCCAATTGAGAATTTAAGTTTAATGTCCATTGCTTCAAAGTTAATGATCAAAATATTTTGACATCAAACAACCTTAGTTTACTGTTAAATAAAGACTGTCCCACTTCAATAACTGGGAAGTAAAATAAAGTTAACCTGAAAACCATAAATGGCTTTTCGGTAATCACTATCCCGCAGCCTAAAAAATGAGCCTCAAACCAACCCTTAACGGTTCTATATCCAAAGAAAAATAATCCAATCATAGTGTTTTGTTTTATGCTTCAATATTCAAAATTAAAATCCAGATCACAAATACCCAAAACACGGTATTTTTAAAACTCCATCCTGCTAAATAAGCAAAACCCCAACCTCAACCCGCCTAACTTTCCTGCAAATTACGCACAGTGCAGGACATTACGATATTCGACCAAATCGGGCAGTATTACGGCTACAATAAAAAGTACCTAAAGTATGAACTAGATGCCGCTAACGGTCAACCCGTACGGGTGGTTATATCCTCCGACGGTGGCGACGTTACCGAGGGCGTTGCGCTTGGTTCAATGCTGGAAATGTACCCCGGCGAGGTTGAAACATTGGGCGTTGGGCTGGTTGCTTCAATTGCAACCGTCCCGTTGATGTCCGGTGACATGGTTAAGATGACTAAAAACAGCTTCCTGATGATCCATAGCCCTTGGGGCGGGGCAGTTGGGACAGCTACGGACATGCGAAACACAGCCGACACCCTGGAGAAAATGGATGATATGCTCGTTGACTTCTACGTTGACAGCATCAATAAAAGAAAAAAGGCCGGGGCTGATACCCCTATGCGTGTAAAAGAGATGATGGCAGCCGAAACATGGCTAACCGCGCAGCAAGCGCAAGACTTAGGTTTCATTGACGAGGTAATTTCTGGCGGGCAATACGAAGACCAAATAAACATCATCCCCATGCAAAACAGGCTTTCCCAATACCGTCACACGCCCGCCGCATTAATCAACAAAACTGATAACATGAGTTTTTTCAAGTCAATCAAAACAATGCTTGGGGGCGAAGATACCGCACCGCAAGCAAGCGCAGATGCTGTTGATCTGACCGCAGCCCGTGCCGCACTAGAGGCAGCCGGGTTCACTGTGGCAGAATCAGTAGCGGCCGACGCGGCCACAGATGCCGATGGCGTAACCGTTGGCGACATTACCGAAAGTACGCAGTTGCTTGCCCAGGAGGTTGCCGAACTGAAAGCCCAACTGAAACAAAAGGTAGGTGCACCATCCGGTGGTGGGCAAGGCGACGGCAAACCCGTCAAAGGGCAACCAAGCGCCGCGCAAGCCAAATTCATTTCCAAACTTAGCCCACTTGTTGAGCTATTAAAGCAAAACTAACATGCCTACCGCAAATATAAATGGGTATACCCAGGGCAACAGTTACGTTACGCAGGAAGGCTTAACCCGTACCAATCCGTACGCAGAAAGCGAAAATGCGGAACGGCTGTACGGCATGGAGGTCATGCACCCCCGGCACAGCGTCGCGTTCACTTGGCGGGTAACATCAGCGGGTGACGGGATCATTTTCACCCCTTCCACTGGTGCCACTACCGCGACCGACTACCTACGTTTTGCAGTGTACGATAAAGAGGGCGGTGAAGCGCACACGACTGCGTTCCAGTCCAGCGCAGCCACTACCGCTTTGAACGTCAGTACGTCAAGCTTGCAAACCAAAATGGGTTGGTTTGTGATCTTTGAAACCGCAAACAACAGCGGCGCAAGCAAAGTGTCTTTCCAGTTTGAAATTGGGGAAGCCGAGATCGTAACAAATTCAAGTGCGGCAGTAGCCTACACTTTAACCTAATAAATCAACGAACTATGGCAGTTGATATGCGCTCCATTACCGTAGATTTACGGGGAAGTGAAGCATCTGAGATCTTTTTGGAACCAGTCTACACTGATCCAAGCATTATGCAGCAGTTCCGCATGATGCCAACGGTAGTTTCCAAAAAGAAAATGATTTTTGTCGAAGACCTGGAAAAGATCGTGCGCCGCTATGCGGGTTGCGGGTTCAAACCAGTCGGCAATTTCAATATTTACGAGCGGTTTGTTTCGGTTGAAAAAGCCGAGGCGGGGGTCGCTCAATGCTGGGATGAGTTCAAAGACACGGTTCTCGAAGAACTGATGAACCGTGGCGTTCGTTTTCCTGACCTTACCGATACCATCCTAGCCGACATTTTGCGCACTCGCATGACCGATGCAGTACGCCGGGATATTAACCGTTTGGCCTACTTTGGTGATCTGGCAAGTCTTGACCCAGCCTACAACGTGGTAGACGGTTTGTGGAAGCAGTACGAGGAATTGGTTGCCGTTGACCTTATCCCCCGCGCTGACCTGGGAACTTCTGCACTTGCAGCGGGTGAAGGTATTTCAAGTTTGAAAGCGGTGTATGATCAGGCGGACGTACGTTTGAAGCGTCTTCCTAACCAGATGAAATACATCAACGTTTCAGGCGATGTTTGGGAAGCTTACCGCAATGACTTGGAAAACAACGGCGGCGGCGATGATGGGCGGATGATGCTGATTAACGGCGTTGAAACCCTGTATTTCCGTGGGCTTGAGGTTAAAGGCCTTTGGGACTGGAGCATCTACCGCGACGAAACCGAGGGCACCAGCAACAACCACATGATCGAATATTCAACTCGCTTGAATAAGGTTATCGCGTCGGATATTGCAACCGGGATGCCTGAAGCACAGTTCAAGACGTGGTACAACGAGGAAGACGAGAAAATGAAGACCAAAACCATCTTCAAATTTGGTACCAGTTTCGTTCACCCTTCGCTCATTTCCGTGGGCTATTAAATCAGGATAGCTATGGGACTTTTAACAAGCGGGTGGCTGAGTAATTGCGACGGTGACACCTGCCCAGGTGGGATTGGAACCACGTATATTGCGAACGCGAACCAACTGAGTGCAAGCAACCCGATTACCATTAACGCATCCGGTGCGGTGACCTCCATTAACATGGCCTCGACGGCTTATGTTTTTTACGAGGTTCAGTACCGTGATGACAGCGGAATTTTTACCAGTACTTTAACTCAAGACCCGGTAACGCAGGCCGTGAGTTACGAACAAAGCCTAGTTGGTATTATCAGTTGCCGCGACCAAAATTTGCGAAACCTGATTGACAACGCGGCCAAAAACAAGTGCGGCCTGGCTGTGGTACACGTTGAAAATACGGGGGCTTACTGGGTATGGGGCGTTGAAACCGTTGGCGGAAAGATCCGCCCGGCTCGACTCACCACGGCGGAAGGTAGCACAGGTACGCTGTTCACCGATCCGAACCAGGAGACGTTGACGTTTACCTGTACGACTAAGAACAAAGAACGCACCATCATTAACGGTTCGACCGTTATGAGTAACCTAGTATAAACAGGGGTCGTTGTTATACAAAGTTGGCGGGGGTCGCTCTGGCCTCCGCCTTAACTATTTCACATGCAAAGCAATGTAGTAAACGCGAAACGCAGACAGGCTAAGAGGCAGTATCTAGCCTCTTCTGCTATTCGGATCACCCCAAATGATACCTTGCTAATCCAGCAGGATATTTACAACGAACCAAACCGCCAAAAGCTGGATGACAGCGGCGAAAAGTGGGTACGTTTCTTTACCCAAAACAACACCTTTCAAAAGAATCTTTTTGCAATAGCGAACAATTCCCCTACCCTACGCAGGATCATCGAGGATAAGACCAGCATGATTGCGGGTGATGGGTTTGTACCTGTTTTAGGCAAATCTAATTCCATAATTTCGACCAGCAAAAAAGCAGTACCAGTAACCAACGAAAAGCAGTTATCCGACATTGAAGCGGCGGTTGAAAAGGTGAACCTACACGGGCAAAACCTGCAAGACGTGCTTACGATGCTTGCCAAGGATTACGAAATGTTTGGAAATTGCTTTGCTGAAATCGTAAAGGCAAGGATTGGCACCGAACAAGTTTGCTACCTCTACCACGTCCCGGTACATTTCTTTGCAATCCACAAAACCGGGCAAGACCGGGTAGTTAGGGAATACGGGGTATATGATTGTTGGGAAGAGGTGCCACTAAATTTCAACGCAGACGAAGCCAGTACCTTCACCGAACGGGGCTTTAGAGAAATAGCGGCCTTTCCTTTGTTCTCCGACCACGAAGACGGTACGCAACGCAGCATAATCCACCTCGCACAATACGCGCCTGGCTATGCCTATTTTGGGCTACCCGAATGGATCGCAGCACGAATTTGGGCGCAAATCGAATACCGCACACAGCGGCTTAATGATAGCAAGTTTGAAAACGGGTTCATGCCGTCCGGTATTTTGCAGGTCTTTGGAAGTATGAGCAACACAGAGGCAAAGGACTTGGTGGATGCAATCGAAGACAAATTCACAGGCACCGGAAACAACCACCAGTTATTCACCCAGGTACTACGCGACCCGAATTACAAGCTACAATGGACACCCCTAACAAAAGAACAGGAAGGTGAATTTATGCAGCTATGCAACATGGCAGCCGAAAACATTGTAACCGCTAACCGCTGGTCTATGGCTTTGGCAGGTAAGGCAACGGCTGGTTCACTAGGCACTAATCAGCAAATGAGATCGGAGCTTGAATATGTGCAAAACACGGTCATTAAGCCGAAGCAAAATATGTTCTGTTCGCGGGTTATCAATCCATTTTTGGCGATCCTGGCAGAGTCAAACAAGGCATTCCGCAACGTGCAGTTTGGTATATCCAACACCATGCCCGTGTCCTTTATGGGTGAAATTAGCGTGGAAAACGCCCTACAAATAGACGAAAGACGCGAAATCCTAGGCTATTCACCACTACAAAACCAGCCAGAAAATGAGCTTAATAACAGCATCTGAGGTCGTAACAGGCGGGTTAAGTCGCCCAAACCCGGCTGATATTCGGCTGGACAAGTCATTGGTGTCGCCACACTTGGATGACGCTGAGTACCGATGGGTGGTGGACTGGTTAGGCAAGGACTTTTACACGGTGCTGGAAACCGAAAAAGGCAGCTTTGGAACAATCGTTCCTACTAACCGCCAATTGTTTCCAGATTCGCAGACTAATATTTTGGTGATGCCAGCATCGTCCGGCCTTTCGTCAACTCCCAACCAAGATACAAACGTTGCAGTTTTCCAGAACGGGAAAAAGCTACTAACCACGACGGATTATACCATTTCCAGCTTGACAATTACCATCAACGTTTTGACTCATTTTAATGGGGCGAATTACGAAGTGATAATTTATGGCACTGCGCTAACAACAACCACAACGGTATTTACTACCCCGCAATATCAAGCCCTTTGGGACTTGCATTTAAAGCAGCTTTGCGGCTTCGCTGTCATGTATGAAGCCGCGCCCTATATATCCATGCAAGCGGGTACGAATGGCATATACTACATGAATAATGAGCATGGGGAAAACGTGAAAGCGACCGGGTTCACCATGTATCAGGATAGCTTAAAGCAAAAAATCGAGGTGAAACAAAAGCGAATGAAAGACTGGTTGTGTGCCAGTGCTGCCAACATCCCGTACTTCCAAGCTTCAGCCATTGGCTGCCCTGAAACCGATTGCGGTTGTGATGATACCAACCTGTTTTCTACGACCGGAATCGTTATTCCAGATCACAAACCAAAACGAACATACCAAAAAGACTGGTGGTTATGAAAAATATACTTTTAGTGTTGGCGCTTTTTGCGCCTCTTTTCTTATTTGCTCAATTCCCGCAAAACGGAAACAAACAGCGCCTTGGTTATCAAAGTAGCTCTGACGGGCTTATCTGGCGAGGTGTGGCTGCTGATACGGCTTACAAACCAATTGGACTAAACTATCCATACTTCCAACTTGATACCGTTAATGGAATATTACGCCGTTATATTTCCACAAAAGGGAAATGGCAAACAGTTGGCGGTAGTGGTGCGCCTACTGGTGCAGCAGGTGGTGACTTAACCGGAACCTACCCAAACCCTACCATTGGATTGGGGGTTGTCATTTCTGCCAATGTACTAGATGGAACATTAGTAAATGCAGATTTGGCAGGTCAAACAGTAGATAGTAATAAGATAAAAAACGGTGCAATAACTACCGTTAAACTTGCTAACAACGCAGTTGATTCAACTAAAGCGGCAAATCTCAGCCCTAACGACTTGGCACAAACTGGCGCTAGTAGCGGGCACGTTCTTACGTGGACAGGAACTAAGTACGCCCCAAGAGAATCAAGTGGCGGTGGAGTGCCATCCACTATTGCGCGAAGTGATAGTTCAGTTGTGGTCAGGAATGGCCGTTTTTATTATAAAAACTCCCCTCGAATATTTAATGTAAAGGATTTCGGAGCAAAGGGCGATAACTCAAACGACGATACTCAAGAAATTCAAGCCGCGATCGATGCTGCCTTTGCTGCGGGTGGCGGTGTGGTTTACTTCCCAAACGGTATTTATCGACTTGCTGGTGCGTTAGACGGAACTACAAATAGCCAATTATTTGTACCAGCAGCACAACACACATCAGGGACTCGCCCATCAATTATTTTTAAGGGTGAATCCGCTCCACAAATGAGTGTTGGCGCACCATTTTCTACTACACTTGTGCCGAATACAACAGGAGTAATTTTGTATTCTGTATTAAACAGCAGTAATGTTGGTTCTATTCTAGCAGGGAAAGAACCGTCTCCAACCATCGGGTTTACTTTCGCTCCAGTTGAAATTCACAATATTCAATTCCGAGTTAAAAACAATGCTACCATAGCTGGGCCAACCATGTCTGCCGTTAATGGACTCGCTTTTGCAACACTACTTGTAAAGGATTGTAAAGCGGATATAGATACGTTGTATGCCTATGCCGCTGAGCCAATCGCTGAAACATATGGTTTCTGGATGCCAGCGCATAACAACGAAACTATGCCGTTTCTGGAAAATGTTTACGTTGGTGGGTATCGTTACGGGTATGTTTTTGCAGAGCATTCGCAAGGAACAAACATAAACGCGCACACCTGCAAATATGGGTTTGTTTTTGCAGGGACAACGCACTCAACGAATTTTGGAAGATTGGCGGCAAACTGGTGTACATATGCTCTTTCAGCACAAGTAGGAACTGTACCAGCCAGCCCAACAGCTATATACACAACCATTCAGACTTTAAATGTAGAAGCATACACAACCTCTCATTGGGCACAACAAGTTAATACGGTTTACGACCCTTCAAACCGAATTATTGGAAATCTAAACTATCATGTAATCCAGGCTGGGGTAGGGGTAAATAATGCTTTGTTCACAAAATCAGGGGGAACCAACTTAGTCTCAATCCCTATCGGCACCTCTTCAGTAAACGCTTTTGTGAATGGTGGCAACTCATTTGGAGGAACTACAACTATTGGCACAAACGATAACTATGCGTTAAATTTCGAGGCTAATAATGGGTTGTTTTTGCAATTAGATACAGATGGCTCAACCCGTTGGTTTGGCGGAAGTTCAAGCGAGAGGTACTATTCGCTAAGGGGGGGATTTACGGAAGGGACATACACCACACCTTTCAGTTTTGCTGCGTTAAACTCAGCCGAAAGTGCTACCGTGAATTTGGCTACAACGAGCCTTAATAACTGGTTTAGAACTACTTCAACAACTGGCGGCGTACTTATATCACCAGCTACCAATGGATTCGCTCCCACTTCTCAACTTAGTTTAGCTGTGCTGAATGGAAGTACAAAGGACGCATTAGATATTTACCATTCGACCACTAAAAGATTTGCAATCAACAGTTATGGCAGTATCGCAAGAGGTAGCGGAATAAGCACATCAAGGGCGAACATCTGGAATTTCTACAACGAGGCAGGAACAAGGGTGATAAGCAGTTTAGACACTTTTGGTTATCTACGACTTGTTAGCAGAGATGGTGGAGTGCGAGGCTTAAGCATGGAACACTACGCAACAAATACAAACAACCCCCTTGTTTATTTTAAAAAAGCGAGAGGAACGGAGGCGAGCCCAAGTGTGGTCAGTAATGGAGATAATATCGGGGCTTTTGTATGGATTGCCAGAGGCAATAGCGCGTTTACCTCCGATATTGCGTACATGGGTGCAAATGTTTCGGGGACTTTTTCGGGCAATAATGTTCCCATTAGTCTATATTTTGCAAGTGGTTCCGTTGATGGGGGTGCAGCTCCAAACTTACTTTTGCACCATACTCGCAACATTGGAATTGGCGGATTTGGTAGTCCCGGTTCGTTTACAACCCCTACCGCAAAATTACATTTAGCAGCAGGTTCGGCAACAGCCTCTGCCGCCCCTTTAAAATTTACCTCTGGTACAAATCTAACCACCCCCGAAGCGGGAGCCGTCGAATACGACGGGACAGAGTTTTACGGAACAGATGGAACAAGAAGGGAAAAATTTATACGTGGGTATAAAGGCTCAGGATCTCCCGAAGGAGTGGTTACCGCCCCGGTAGGCTCTATTTACCAACGATCAGACGGTTCTACCAACACATCTATATACACTAAAGAATCAGGGACAGGGAATACAGGGTGGAAAGGGGTTGGGCAAACACTTACTGAGCAGTATAATGAAGTGACCAGCACCACAAGCCCCGTAACACTATCAAGCACCATTGCTGACAATTTGATTAACCAAGGCGGCACACAAGCCACCTTCACGCTCAATCTTCCAGCCTCACCCGTTGACGGGCAAGTGTGTACAATCACATATGTAAATAATATTACAACACTCACGCTAGATGGCAACGGCACAACGGTAATCGGTAGCGCAGTAACAACTGGCGTACCTGGATCACAACGGAAGTATAAATATTACGCGGCTGCAAGTGCTTGGGTTAAAATCTACTAAAGAAAAGCAAATGAACTTGCTTAAAGAGTTTTTTAAGGATTGGCGGATAGTAGCAGTCATTATCGTAATTGTTACGGTTTGGCTTTTGTCGTCCTGCACCCGTGATGACCTGGAACCAGTATTACGCCGCTACACGGTTCAGGAAGATAGCCACGATTTTACCCCATCTCCTTTCCCAGCTCCATCGAACGCCAAAACATTTAAAGGCCAGGCGCGTATACATGCGTCGTGCTGGTACGATGTGCTAGGTGCTGATAATAACGATTGGAACAAGCTAGCCGGGGTTTACCGCTTTGCCGACGTGGTGAAGAACAAGAATTCTTTTATCCTGGCATGGCGACCACTTAACGCGATACGGAACCGATTTGAGCTATGTTTATACGAAAATATAGACGGGGCGAATGTGCCGCACGACAGCGCAATTTATCAAGTGAGCGGGGGGCAGCTATTCGATTTTGAACTAATCTATACGAACAACAAATACAGCCTATACGTGGATGGCAACCTACTTGGAACACAACGAAACGACGTTACGTATAACTGGATAGCGAAGATAAGCGCATGGTTTGGCGGTAATCAGTCTGCGCCCTGGACGATGTGGCTTGAAATGGATTTTTAACTCAAGTGTCCCCCGACAATGAAGCATACAATGACAAAACTTTTTACAACACTGGAAGCCCTTTTGGGCGGGGCTATTGGCTCTGTACTGTGGTTTGTCGTCCCAATTGCGCCGTTTTTTTGGCTTGCAG